ACAAACCATAACTTTCATTTAGACTTTGTCTAACAATATTTTTTATAAAACTATTTGTAATTTTTTTCATATCTTATCCCATTAAAGCATTTTTTATGGCCTTAAGTGTTAAAGGTCCTATTTTACCGTCAGGATCTAACCCCGCACTTTTATTTGAATTTAACCAATTCTGTATATCTGAAGTAGAATAATCTTGAGTTTGTTCTAACAAAACATTGGTCTTTACACCATGTTTACTTAGGATGTCTCTGATCTCACTTTCCGTTAATTTTAATTTAGGTAACATAAGTATTGCTTATTAAATTTATTTTATTATATAAATATAACCATATAATAAAAAATAAATAAAAAAAGGGAACCGAAGTTCCCATTTTAGGCCCGACATTGGATAAATGTCTGACTCCACCACCTTGTTTTTCTAAACAAGGAAACAATTATATTGTTACGAAAGCCTCAATTTTACTTTTAACTTGTTCAGTTAACGAAACTTCTTTAACGTTTGTAAAGATAACAGAGTCTTTCAAAACTTTACTTGGGATATGTACCAAGAATGTATCTCCGTTGAAGAAACTTAAGTCTTCGTCTAATACCAATGCTCCGTGCACCATCTTCAAAAAGATTTTGAATTGTGTCTGATCCATGAATGTCTCGTTGATTAAATCACCGAACTTATCACTAACTACTTTTATGTTGAAACCCGTCTTATTCATATAACAAAGATACTAAATTATTTTACAATAACAAATTTTCTACCCACTTTTTTTAATGTACCAACAAAATCATTTTTGGGATCAATACCTGACCAAAAACCAGATCCGTCAGTCCAAACACCACGTTTATTGTTTTTAAAAACAGTTTCACCTTCAAATATAATATAATCAGGTTGATCATTTTCAGTCAAAGCATACGCTCTTGTCATTTCTCTACTCTCAGATGGTGAGTAATTACCTGACCAATCTTGTCTACATAAAAATGTTGCTTGTCCAACAATTACTTCTTGCCCATCAAGGGTTGCTTTCTTGTTGAATTTTTTCTTGAATGTGTTAATGTAAGTTCCCATAGTTATATAATTCTTTCTTTCCAAATACGATTTAATTCATCTTCTTCAATTCTCTGACTAAGATCAGAGAACATATTTGTTAACACCTTCACAAAACGAATTCTTTGACTCGCTAATTCAGGGTTAAACCCCATCTCAATAAGTGAATCACTTAGGTGGCTATTTACTACAATGTATAAAGGAATTGAACTCATATATTTCTTATTTCTACAAATATACAAATAAAAATGACACGGCATAAAAAATCCCATACTTTTTTCTCAAAAAACATGGGATTAATATTGATAAACCAATTTGTTCGTAGAAAGGAAGGGTATTGGTTGTTTTTGTGTATTATAAATACATTTTAATTAACGAAAAGTCAAAAAATTTTTGTGTTTAAGATAATATTTTTATTAAAATCTTAAATAATTCATCATTTTTATCTACAGGTAGATCATCTATCGTAAAAAAACCACAATCTGAATGTTCATGGCCATCTTGTGCCTTATCTAAATTTGGCATCTTTTTTACGTCAGATTCATATAAATAGACATAAATCAAACCTTTTGGTTCACCTTCTTCATCTTTCTTAGTGATAAATCCAATTAAACTTATTTCTTCTTCAATCTTAATATTTGTTTCTTCGTAAAATTCACGATACGCACAATCTTTAGGTGTTTCATTCGCCTCCAAATGCCCTGTTGGGATAAACCATTTACCCGCATAAGTTTCGTGATCCGCTCGTTTACATAACAGAACTTTATTTTCATATTTTAATATTATGCCGGAACTTCTATCTGATTTCATTATAAGAATATATTTATAAGTATATGGAGTTAATAGTAAATAATAATTTGTTCAATGTCAAATGTGTGATCACCAGTAAAGACATACAAAAAGGTATGATGGGTAAAAAATTTGACAAAAGTTTTGACGGTATGTTATTCATAATGAAGAGTGGTAACCATTCTTTTTGGATGAAGAACTGTATTATACCTTTGGATATAATTTTTATTAAGGATAATAAAATTACCAAAATACATAACAATTGTAAACCATGTAAAAAACCTGAGTGTGATCGTTATACCGGTAGTGGCGATATGATATTAGAACTCAAAGGTGGTACCTGTATTAAATATGATATTACCGAAAGTGATACCATTATGTTACAAGATTAATCTTTTATCTATTATTTGGTCTGAATCTCATTTGGTTTGATTTTACTGCCGACTTTGAGAATCTTAATCCTTGTCCTTGTTTTCTAGCATTTCCTAATGATCTTGCGTGTTCAGTCATTTCAACCTCAAAATTTGGCTCATATCTATCACCACCGTCTTCATCAATTTTTGATTTTAAAACTCTAACAAATTCATTCTGCACCATCTTAGTAAATTTAATATAAGGAGAATCATCTGACTCTTCATTATATTTGTACTTACCTTCAGGTGGTCTCTTAGACCTACCTAAATAACTTAAACCAGAAATGTTGGTAATGCATTTGTGTCCACCACTATTAGCCTGAATTAAATCCCAAGCATTTACACTAATTGAATCTAACATTCTCGTTTCTTTATCTGTTAAATCACTGAAAGGTTTTCTCATTGCGGTATCAACATCCTCAAGAATATCTTCCCCATCGGCCATTTGTTTAAATTCTTTACCATATAGTGCGTTAAAATCTCTGAATGTAAAACCAACAGATTGTTCACCAAAACCTTTTCCTGATTCAGATATCCATTTTATTGTGGATAAAGGAATGTCCTTATCTTGTAGTTGTCCTTTCCACTTGTTTAAGACCTCATCTTTGATGTCACCCAAGTTTACACCCTTAAGTGCTCTTTCTTTCTTAAATGGATTACAAGACGCTTGTACTAACCCTAACGGCCAAGCAATTACTATAAAGTCGGCATCAGGATTATTTCTGAATGGTGTGTATCTATCATATGATCCTGGTTTCATCATACTACCACCACCATACTGAACTATAATTTTATCATCAACCTTAACATTCTTATGAGTTTTCATTGTTTGAACATAATTCTCTTTGTTTTTTTCCAAAGATTCTACATCAGCATAATTTTTTTCTTTGATCTGAGATCTAATGTTCAATAAAATACTTAATAAAGATGGGTTTGCATTCATTACAATATTTTCCAAGAACCCTGGTTTGTTTTTGAACGCTAGTAATAATTTATTTGCAACCATACCCATTACCATTTTGTTTCTTTGTAATGATTTATCTTTATCTACTTTAAACAAATAGTTCATTACTTCTTCAGGACTAATGTCATGTTGTGCATAATTTGCCGAGTCAACCGTAGATATCAAAGTAATATCATCAAAAGGGAAAATATCTCTTGGAGATACTGTTTGGGAAATTGTTTCAACGTTAGATCTTGAAGATTTAAAATTAGTTGAGGTACCTTGTTCAACACCCGCTTGTGTGTCATGGTGATCTGTATGTATTATGAACATTGGTTTACCATGAGCAAAGTCAACCAACACCGGCATCACATCACCTTCAGCATCTAATTTTTTAATAGCGAATTCTTTATCACCATACTGAATAATCTCAGAATCAACCACTTTAATTCCGTTTTGTTCTAAGTAATTTTTCATACCTAAAGCAGTGGTTACACCATCTAAATCTTGGTGAAAGTATATTTTAGCCTCAGGGTATCTTTTAGATAATTCCCTAATGTTTCTTATTCCCGATTCCGTTATTAACTTTTTCTTCATAGTTATAAATAGTTTTCAACAAAAAAAAGTTTGAAATTCCAATGTTTTTATGTAAATTTACTTAAATCAATTAAAATTTATATTATGAAGGAGAAAATCACAAATTTTTTAGAAACAAAAAAATCAACATTTAAATCTATGGGTGTTGTTATTTTTGTAGTCGCATCATTGTTGGGAGGGTTCTCAATGGGTTATTTATATAACCAACAATATAGTCCAAAGAAACCAACTATTGAAATGATCAAAGTTAATAGGTCACAAGTTAATTTAGCAATAGATGAACATAACCATTTAATTGTAATTGACAAAACAACAGGTGACTATACTGTTTACCAAGATTCTATTGGTCTGTCTATCTTTAAACTTTACGCTAAGAACATTTATATTGACCAAACAAAATAAGAAACTATGGATATCCTTAAATTAACAAAAATAACTTATCTTGGTTTATGTGTTGGGGTATTCATATTTTTTGGTTCCGTGTCGGATGTAACAAATACAAATGATTCTATTTTATCAGGATCAAATGATTACTCATCAATTCAATCACCAACATCAATGAGAATGTATGAACTAATTGAAAAGTATAGTACTGAGTATAACATCCCAAGATACATTGCATATAACGTGGCATACATGGAGACAAGATATTTGGGACCCTTCCATTGGAACTATAACCCTTATCAAGAATCTTTTGCAGGTGCGGTTGGTCCGATGCAAATTATGCCTTCAACGTCTGATTATATTAATAAAGTTAATTACGGGAAAAAAAGATTAACCAATGATATTAGATTGAATGTCGAAACAAGTATGAAATTACTTAATAGATTGTACTCTAAATACAAAGATTGGTCGATTGTGTGTGGATGTTATAACACAGGAAGACCATTGGTTAATGATTACGCACGATATTGTGCAAGTAATTATAATTTTAAAAATAAGTGGGTCACAATTAATTAAAATTCACAGATAGTGTGATCCCCAAACATATTGTCGTATTCGTCTTCCATCGTAATAAATACTAAATAAAAAGGAAAACTCCCACTGATTATAGTGGGAGTTCTTTTATTTGTTCTAATGCCTTGAAATAATTAATCCTTGTCTCGGCAATTTGTTTGTAATTTTCACTTAACTCAATACCTAACCATCTACGTTCCAATATCTGTGCCGCAACTAATGTTGTCCCTGAACCAGCAAATGGATCCAATATCACATCGTTTTTGTAGGATAGTATCTTAATCGCTTTGGTGGGTATGTCCATTGAGAAGGTTGCCTTGGTGAGTGATTTAGTATCTGCTAAGTAATTCCACTGACCAAACACAAGCTCCATAAACTCTTTCTTATCCGTTTCCTCATATACAACTTTCTTTTTTATGGTTCCGTCCTCCTGTTCAATTTCAGTCGGCGTACCTTTCCACTGAGGTTCTCCTTTAACCTTTTTGATGTGGTGTTTTTTGTATGCCAATATAACACACTCCTTTGGGTTATAAATATATGGTGAGCTAGGACTCATCCAAGAACCCCACGCAGTAGTTTTACTTCTATGTGGCGACTGTTCTTCAAGATCAACGATACCAAAGAACCCAAATCCAATTTCTTTCATTATCTGATACATCTCAGAAACGAAGAAGATTCGACCACCTTTTTTCTGACGATTGATTTCATACGGAATATTCAAGGCAATTCTTCCATCATCTTTTAGTACGTTGTAAGCCTCGGTTAACCAATTTTTTGCAAATACCAAATACTCATCAAATTCAACATCGTCGTCGTGTACATCATAATCAATACCGACCCCATAAGGAGGTGATGTACAAATTAAGTCCACAGATCCTTCCGGTAAGGTTTTCATTACCTCAACGCAATCCCCAGTTATTATTTTTTCCGTTTCTATCATTTTTTTATTTATTTAATACTTTCTAAAAAATCCCACACATTATTTGAGAACTCTTCGTAAAGGTCCCCGTCCTCATCATTTGATAAGTCCACTATAAACTCATCAACACAAAAATCTACAATTATTCCGTGTACTTCCCCAAGTGTTTGTTCATCATTTTTTAATCCCTCATATAGATTAAGAATATGATTTTTTTGATCTTCTGTCAACCTCATCTTTATTTATTTTTTAATGTTTCTATGTGATGTTCTAAATACCATAACGCCTTTTTAAGGTCCTGTAATTCTTTATCCGAATCTTTCTTACCCGCTCTTGATATATACTTTACTGTATTCCCTAATGAGAAACCTAATTCCCAAGCGTCAATTACTTTGATTGCCTCATAAGGATTATCTTCTCCTCCGTAATGTTGGGGATGATTTACTTGTTCTATTTTTGGTGGAGGACACATACAAAGTACGTTAGCTCCACATATACATTCTTTTTCCATTTATTTTATTTTTTTTACAGGTACACCCACATATGTCCCAGGTTCCACTATATGTTTAACCACCGCACCATTCATACCTATTGTAGTTAGAGAATGGATTGAT